CGCTCTCTGGCCTTCTCAATTTCCATGGCGTCAAGCTGTGCCAGTAGTTTGGCAATCTCTTCCATTTGCGCGTCTTTTGAAGTGCGCGGTTTAGTTTCTATTCTCACCAGTAGTTCCCTCCGCTGCGTCGGCGTGAGCAAGCCCAGTTCGGCTCCGGGACACTCGCCCATTCTCGGTATGCTTCTGCCTTGCGGCGCTTAATCCAATCTAGGATCGTGATCCAGATATTCATTGCTATCAGTCCTCGCTAGTTCTATTTCTAGTAAGCGTATTTCTCTTTGATGATCTTTTATCCGCTGCCACAGCCAATCGACTTTTCGCACTCGGCTTTCGACCAAGCCAACTCTTGGGTCGGGCTGCTCTCCTTCCTGCTTCAACCGCATCACACAACTCCCTTATAAGACGATGAACCTTCGCCATCTTGATGCGCTGCTTCTTGGTTTCTAAATACCGTAGCGACTCCTCTACCGTAGTCGGTCGATGCCGCTTTGAGCGCATGAAATGGCACTTGCCTTTGTGCTCCGTCTGACAGGTCGGGCATAACTCCACCGGCTTCGGCGGTATACCCCAAGACTGTCTAAAGTCACTCATCAGTCTCCTCACACTCTTCTTCGTACTCGTCGATGTTCTCGCTGCCACAAGAGGGACACACCTCCTGTTCGAAGTAACTCACGGCATAAGAGCCATGCGCGTCGTAAGCATCCCAAGTTTCATTTATGTCAGGCTCGTCAAACTTCGTATCGCATCTCAAGCAGGTGAACATGGCGGCTCCTCCCACAGTTGAATAGAACCGCTGCCGCAGTAGGGACACACCTCTTTAATCAGTTCATGGCTACCCAGTTCCTCAGAGAAGTGATGCGTCTCTTTCAACTCACGATACTCAGGCTCGTCAAAGCCCTTCAAACAACTACGGCAGCGGTACTTCATGCAAATAACTTCGCTATAAAGTGATTCACCATCCGCAGAGCCGCTTCGCTCTCCGCTGCCATCTGCTTTGCAGTCTCCTGCGCCGCTTTCTCTAACTGTTCCTGCACCTGTGCATATTCTTGATACGCACGATCTAACTCTTGACTCTCTTGCTCGTTGTCCATGTGCGTCCCTCCTCGGAACACTATTGGTATATACAACCGGCTTGCTCAGGTTACGCTCCGCCGATATAAGACGCAACCCCCTTGCTTACTGCGCTACAAATCGCAGCATATTCGGGTGAATCATTAGCGCTGTCTTGCCGCCTAATCGGGGGTACACCAGTATGTGGGGAGAAAATCGACTGCTTAAAAACAAAGTCGCATTAGCTACGCCCTTCTCGACCCCCTCAAAGTCGTCCAAGATAATCAGCGCGTTCGGGTTCAACTCGCACATCAGATCCACATCATCAGGGGATAACCGCCCGTCGATGTAAAAGCAGTCAATGTGCTGCTTCTTGAATACGAATTGCTCTTCACAAGGCCAGTCAATTAACTTGCGAAACATCTGCGTCGATGTCGTCTTCGGGAATTGCTCCAAGGCAACCCCAATGTCGCCCAACCGAATGTCGTTAGACGCATCACAGGTATAAATAACGCCCTGCCGCATCCCCGCAGCCAGAGCCTTGGTGGATCGCCCGATATATGTCCCCACTTCAGCCACCGATACTGGTCTGAAATAGTTAGCAATAGCGCGTAGCTCTCCCATGTCCATCGCCGTCAGGGAGCCAGTTTGATAGTCGGCCTGTATCTGCAAGCCCTCGTCGTCAGGCAACGGCATCGGGGTAATCCCATCAGGGGCAATCGCTCCCCATACCGCAGCCGAAAGAGTCATTCGATTTATTTTCAACGGATTCACTTGGGTTCCTCCAATATCTGCCCAACGTATTTAGGAATCTCTTGGGTGTGAAAGTAAGACTTGCCCCTCGGATGCGGGTTGTTCGGATCGTATGCCGCCCAATACACCACATCCCTCCCCGTTGCCGTTACTTGGCAGAGCAGGGGCATATTCTTGGTGTCGAGCCAATGCTTATGCTCAAAGATCGTTCCGCGCTTCATGCGTCTCCCCCCGCGTGGTCAGTCTCCAAATAGTCCAATGCGGCCTCGTGCATCCGATCACGCTCGGTTTCGTTGCTTGTGTAATACAGGATGAAGTTATCCAACACTTCCAGATGTTGCGTCAGGGTGAGTGTTACCCCACCCGATACCTTCCAGACGGGTTCGGATCGCTTGCTGTAATTCGGCGGCGGGATTAGGTCGCTCATGCGGCCTCCTCGCAGTCTTCTACTTCTTCCAATACAACCTCATGCCAGTCGTGTTGATCGTCACGATGCTCGTCGTCGCAGTCGTTCCAATCGCCATCCAATAATTTCTCACGCGCTTCTTGTTCGTTCTCTGCATACAGCCAAATCGTTCTCATGGCGCGGATCGTGACGGGGACAGAGAATTTGTAGAATTTCTCGCTCATGCGACTTCCTCCACGCGCAGGGTTTCTTCTTCGTAGTCCTCTAAGTCGTCTGTTAAATCGACCGTGAAGTCTTCATGCGCTAACACTTGAGCAGCGTCCTCGTCCTCCGCCTCCACTCGCAGGGTTTTAACTACGGTCGCTCGGATCGTCACGTTGTAGAGTTTCATGCGGCCTCTCCCGTTGCTTTGATAATTGCGGCTGTAAAGTGATTGTTCCATTCGTTGAAAGACTGTGGATCGCCCAAGCCTTTTTGCCAATCGGCGCGTACACGCTGTAGTTCTTTAATTAATCGCTCGGCTTGATACAAACCTTCCTCTTTTTCGTATGAGTATTCGCTGCTCATCGCATACCAATACTTTTCCTCTCCGTCCTTATAAAAGTTTGACACTTTCATGCGGCCTCCCGCTTTTCTTTAACGTCTTCGATAAAATCTTCAGCATGGACAACACCGCAATCGGTAAAAGCCTCGTCGTCGTCGTCCCATGTCTCGACGGCTATATCGTGCGCTTCATCCGGCGTGTCGGCCTCCACTTCGATTTGATAGATTCGATGCTCAACTCGGCAAAGCGAAACAGTAAAGCGTTTCATGCGATCACCTCCACGCCCTCTGCATCAATACGCAATCGCTCAACAGGTTTTTCAGTAACGTCAAACACCTCCCAACCTGTTACCTCGTTGCCGATTAGTTCGTCGAATTGCCATTTCACGGGATGACAAAAACCCTCATCCCCATCTAATTCAATGTGGACTACAACGGCATACTTTTTCATGCTGCTACCCCTTGCGGAAAATCCGCGTCAATCGTTTGCAGTTGGTACTCGTAAGCCCAATGGTCGTTATCAAGTATGTAAACCAACTTACCGCGCTTGTCGGTCAGGCTTATAACTGTGGCGGGTTTCGGCGGCTCCGTTCCCCATGTCCCAGACCACATAACTCGTTGCCCTACTTGGTAGGCGTAATTTGTTTCTTCCACTTGTGCTATTCCTCTCAGTTGTTCGTTTGTTCGTTTATCTTCTTCAACTCGTCGCCGCACTTCTCACAATAGAAAGCCTTGAACGGCTCACCATCTAGGTCGGCGTAACACTTGCTCTCCGGCTCCCACTTGTTGCAGCAGATACAGAGAACATTCCACGGTAGCGTCGAATACTGTTTGAGTCGTTGCAGGTTCATACGCCCTCCTCGCAGTCTCGTTTGTGATACGGGCAAAGGTTGAGCCGATTCCACTCCTCGCGGGGAACCCTCACCAGTAAAGAATCATCGAAAACCTCGACAACCTCTGCTAATTCCAAAATGTCAAAGGCCAATTCAATTTGCTCAAAGTCGTTCACGATTGCACCCCCGTTGCCTTGTTGATAGCGGATCGAATCGCCGCCAGTTTTTTAGAAATGATGGGTTGTTGTAAGTCGTCGTCCTCAAAGCCGGACATAAAGATTTCAGCGTCTTGCAATGCCGCCAGAAGATCAGGAGCCGCTGCCATCAATAGCGCGGAGTTCTCGCTGCTTACTCCCTTAGCTACGGTACTCAGAGAGCGCGTGGAAATAACGTCATACGTCGGTGGTGAACCGCATCCATGAAAGTGTTTGAAGACTGACCAATTCATGCTACGGCTCCCAGAGCAGCGGATACCTGATGAGCCTTCATGCGGAAAATCTGCCCATCCGATATGCGAGTCACAACCCACCCGCATCGATTGCCTTGTGCTTTTTCGTTCAAGACGTAAGAAACGCCGCCGTAGTTAATTCGCATTCCCATGATCGGGCGCGGCTTGGATGCTTTCTTCTTCCAGTATTCGCGCACCGCTTCGCGCCATCGGGTTGCGCTATCGTTTAACGGCTCCGTTGCCGTATCAATCAGTCGCAGGGGGCAGTCGTAGTAGTAGGGGTGCATGGTTTCGTCCATATCTTTATATCCCCATAGACCGTTAGACTTGCCTAACAGAAACAGGCCAATCAGTCGTTTACCTTCGTGCGTCTCGAATTGCGCCCAGAGATGATTTCCCCGCAGCGAGTGATCGACAATCTTGGCGTTGCTGTATTGGTTCGGATTAAGCAGATGCTCGACTAGTGCCTCTTTCGAGGGCTTGAAAAATAACCAACCCATTTGTGCTACTCCTAGTTTGTGTTTGTGTTTAAGCCGCGAATTGATTGATGTTCAAGGACGCACCCCTAAAATCTCAATAGCGGCCAAAAAGTACCCGTCCCATGCGGCGAATGACTCTGGATCATTCAATGCTTTACGCCAATGGTTACGAGTACGTTCAATGCGTTCGGGCAATTCATCAGCCGTAAAATAGTTTTCTTGTAAGCACTCGAGTAAATAGTTGGCCTCATGCAAGGCTTCTTCTTTTTCGTAATCGTATGTTCCTGTGAAATCGGTAGTTAACACTTGCGTTACTCCTAGTTGTGCTTGTCTTAGTTTCGGCGGGTTAGCAGTCCCCGCCATTTGATATTTACACAAGCCGCTTGTGCTTGCAACAGTTCCAACATTAAGTTTTCGTAATGATTGCTTCTAACTCTGCAATCCGTTGCTTCAGTCGCTCAATTAGCGTTTCAGACATTCGCAGCCGAGCGTTGAGTTGCGCTGTTTCGTCTAATGCGTCTGGGATCATCACAAACTTAGTGCCGACCTTTCGCGCCCTGCCGAGTGCTACATATCTAACGAGAGATTGACGGGCAGAAATGGACTCGCCGCGCACCTGATCGCCAAACATCTCTTTGGCCTTTTCGTGTATCTCTCTAACCGTTGCGGGGTCGGAGAAAGTAGCGAGTGCTTCAAGATAAACGGTTTTATTCGCCATATAACATCCTCACATTTAAAAGCAAAAGTATAGACAAATGAACGAAAGAATTTTAAGCATTGAATTAAAACAATAGCAAGTATGTAGCGAATTGTGGGGATAGGTTCTTACGAAAGAAATCGGGCGTGTTGAATCATTCCGTTTTTGTAAGTTACTGATTAGACAGGGTGAATCGGGTTTATTTTCACGATTTTTAGATTGATTTGTTTCTTTCCTAGGCATACAAGAAAGAAAGGAAAGAGGGGAAAGGGGTAAAGAGAGGGGATATAGGAAAGAAATAAAAGAAAGGAGAGAATATATCTCTCTTATTACTAACTCTCTTTCTAATCAATCACTTACGAGCGTTCAATTCTTTCGTGTTGGTTCGTATATGTTCGTCGAAAGAAACAGCGCGGCAGGGTTCGGGTTGCTCAAGCAGGTAGCGGCCTATATACTCAAACACTAGGCAACGGGCTAACCATGGGAGCGCGTAAACATGACGGAGAAGACGCAAGAGGCAACGAACAAGCAGGGGGGCTACCTAGGTAGCGGGGTAGTCGAGAAAGCCGCTCAGAGCGTCCTAGAGCGTCAGGATGAGAAAGCCGGTGTTATACATAACCACAACACCAGTTCGGCCATAGCCACTATAAAAGACAATCGCAAGCATCCAGACGTAGCAGTTGCCCAGACAGTTGCTCAAATGGTGTTCGCAGGGATGACGCAAGACACGATAGCCAAAGTCCTAAAGATTGGCCTAGACACGCTTCACACTCACTACAAGCACGAACTCGACACGGGACAGGCAAGCATGGTGACCGACATTGCTCAGTCTCTCGCGCAACGTGCAAAGGCGGGGAGTGATACCGCTGCAATCTTCTTGCTTAAGACACGGGGAGCCGGAAAGTTTACGGAGCGCAACGGGATAGAACTAACGGGGAAAGATGGTGGAGCAATCGAGATCGCGCAACGTACAGAGATACTCCAGACTGTTAGCGGCTTACTGAATAAGGGGATTACGATAGACGGGGAAGCCGAACCCCTAGACTGAGCGCAAAAAAAAGGGGGAGAAAATCCCCCCCCTAGTGTTGAATTGTGGCGGCTTGTTAGGCGGCTTCGGTAACGTCTTCGGCTTCGGCTTTCCCCGTGAGCATTTCGGCGGCTTCACGCGCCAGACTCGCGGCTTTGAAAATGGCTTTCTTATCTTGCTTCAATACCGATAACCAGTTGTTAAGATACTGAGCGTGATCGACTCGCGGTTCGTTTGAAATACTGAGAGCAGCACAGCAAAAAGCCGCACCTAACTCTGCGACCAATTCTTCAAAGGCGTAGGCATTGCTTCCGAAATTGTTCAGAAGTTTGCGATTCTTGCGCGACTCATGGCCTGTCCAATGGACTAACTCATGTGCGAGCGTGGAGTAATAGCACTCAGTTGCGCTACTGGTAGCCGTTGCCGTGAATAGTTGCTTTTCTGGCATTTTAATAACGTCAAGCATGGGGGAATAACACGCTCGCGGCTCCATAGAATGCCGGATGTTTGCTCCCGTATTTCGCGCCCATGCTTCTACACGCTCGATAGTTTCAACATCGTTTTTGTGATCGTCTTCGGTAACGTATCGGCAACGCTCCGCCAATGCTCCGTCAACTTGATCGGCATTAAAGACGTTGAAGTATTTAAGCATGGGAAAAACAGACTTCTTGCCAGTTTGCTTATCTTCTTTCTCTAACTTAGTGAAGAAGACGACAATGCTGCTTTTCTGCCCTTTCTTAACTGAGCATCCGGCGGCTTGCCATTGCTTGAAAGATGCAAACGCGCAAGATTCGAACGGGGTGAAATTCAGAAGAAGACTATTCATTCCCCGATAGTTTTTTCCCGTTGTCGCGTTATATGGCCGGAGCGCGTTGCGCTTCTTATTAAATGGGTTAGTCCAATTCTTGCCGGAAGTCTCCATTTGTTTAATGACTTGATCGGTGACTGACTGATATAAATCGAATGTTGCCATTGTGCTATTCCCCTATTTAGATATGAATGCCGATATAGATAGCGCAAGCAATCCAACAAACTACGAAAAGAAAACAATTCAGGCGAAAAAGAAAAGTCTCAAATTTGTTGCTCATGGTGCTACCCCTAGTTAGTTATTCGACGGGGATATAATGAGCGCAAGCCGTTTGCGTTGTCACCGTATTTTGTTGCAGATATAAAAAATTTTTTCAGTATTTTGTTGCAGACTTTTACGGCAAGAATGTTGCGCGAATTGTG